CACGGCGGCCCCAACGGCCGGTTGGACTTCGAGAGCGAGACTTTCGTCGCTTCAGGCCGAGGCTACTGGAACGAAGCGAACGGATCGCAACCGATCGGCACTCAGGCCAGAGCGATCTACGAGAGCACCCTGGTCGCTTACTCCCTCCGCGCCGACGGATTCGACGCCTCGGAAAATGGAACGGGGAGGGGGACACCGCTGGTGCCGGTCACTGTCGGCACCCTCTCGTGCAACACTGGACCCAATGGGCATGACGCGGGAAACTTCCAAAGCAATCAAGGGGTGGACTCTGGATATGTAATTCCTATCGCCATCCAGGAACGCGCCATCTGCGAGAACCCCGCTGCCGGACCAGATGGCGTTGGAGTCCGCGAAGACGGACTAGCTTACACGCTGGAAGGGAGAGCAGTGCCGCAGGCGATTGGGTACATGCCCGCGAGAACCTTTGGAAAAGATGGTGGGGTCGATAGCCGATACGCCCCGCGCGATGTTTGCGATGCGCTCCACACCGCGTCCGGAGGTGGGAACAAAGCCCCCCTGATCGCATTTAGTTGTAAAGACTCAGGACTTGACTCCGGCGACATCTCCCCGACTCTCCGCGCGATGAACTTCTCCGGCAGTCACGCGAATGCCGGGAGGCAGGTGGCAATCACATTTCAATCCAATGCTGGCCGAGACTTCACGGTAGACAAAGACCGATCGTGCCCTATTCGTATCGGCAGTGGCCTTGGCATACCATCGCCTCCAGCAGTCGTGACAGCGATGCAAGTCCGCAGATTGACTCCCGTCGAATGTGAACGCCTTCAGGGCTTTCCTGACAATTACACCAAAATCAATGAGAAAACAGCGGACGGCCCACGATACAAGAGTTTAGGTAACAGCTTCGCTGTCCCCGTCGTTTCCTGGATCGGCCGCCGCATCCAACTCGTCGATCTCTTCTCCTGAGTCTTCCTCATCTTCCACAGATTCTTCCACAGGAACACTCAAACCAGCCACCTCCTCCGGCCCCATCCTGAGCCAGCGGCCCAGGATCGTCGCCGGCGTCTCGGTCGATTCCGCCTCGGTCTCCTTGGTGTACTGCTCCAGGTTAGTGATGACGGTCGTCACTTCCTTCAAGTCGATGGCGCCACCCATAATGAGCGTGTCCAAATTGGCCATCAGGTCGTGGCGATAAGCGGCGTAGGCGGCCGTCTTGGACTTCTTGCGGTTCTCGTTGAAGGTCTCGCCAATCTGGCGAAACAACCTTGTGGCGTTGGCACGCTCAGACTCGGTGGGGATGATCTTGGGTGAAGCATGTGGAGCGTTGATGGCATCCTCGGGCAGCAACTTCGCTATGGCCTTGGGAAGATAGGTCTTAACTTGCCCTTTCTTTCCGCTTCCAGGGGGACGACCCCGTCGGCGAACGTTCCCTCCTGCTGCGCCTTTATCCGCGGGCTTGGTTGGCCGGTCGGAGGCGGCGCCTGACCCGGCCGCGAGAACGGCAGCACCCCGTCGCGCAAAGTCGTTTGAGCCCGGAGCAACCTCTGATGCGTGGTCAAGCCGTTGGCGCGCTGACTCGCGATTGCGTCCTGCCTCTCCGGGGTCAAAACGGTATGGGGAAGGCGCTGAGGCTGATCGGGAAAGAGCGAAGACTCTAGCTCCGGGGAATCCAGAACTGGAATCTCCCCCGGAGATTCCAGGGACGGCTCGAAAGGTGGGGAGGAGATTGCGGGATCGAGTGGGCTTATCCGGAACAGGCTTTGCAAGAAATTCGCGAAGGTCGTCGCCGAGTCCGCTGTCGGGAAGGTCAATATCAGTTTGTTGCCGCTCTGCTCGATCATCGTTCGCCTCGTTTACATCGAATTCCCAGGACATAGCCGTCTCCTAAATCCACGCCAACCTGTCAACCTTCTGTTTCTTCTTGTTGTAGACTTCCAGCTTCCTGAGATGATCGTTCCCGCTCGTCAACAGCATCCCGGCGCCGGTCACCGTAGGATCTTTGAGCCACTGAGGCATCTGACCCCGTGCCGGACTGAAGCCCGCTTGTTCGAGTTCTTCTTTAGTAAAGAGCGTGTTGCGAGGAGATTTAGGAGAGCAGGAAGCCGGATGATTCTGCTCCTTCGCAATCCAGCCGAGCAAGGCCGCCATCAAAACGTCATCGTGGCCGACCCGAACATTCCACCTCCAACCCATCTCCAATTTAGCTTTCTTCATCTGATCGACAAGAATGCGATCCTTGGGTACAACTTCCTTGCGATGAAGTGCGTTACGGAAGAGACTGAACATCATCCGGCGGTAACGATCGCTAGTCTCAAATCCGTAAGCTGTACCGTGTTTGGATTTGTCGGCGCGGTCATCACGACCTTTCCAGAGATATTGGAGCGGATAGAAAAGACGGTCACGAAGCTCACGCATCGTGGTGTACCCGAGGTTGTTGAGCTCGACATTCAGCATCGCGCTGTTGAAGTAGTAACCAAGAGCAGCGGCGGTGGCTGCTACTTCCTCTGGAGACACGCGCGAAGCATACCGAGCGGCTATATCCCCGGTCTCGGCATTCCAGATAACGATCGATGCGTAGTCCCCAGGGGCCATCGTGGACTCTTCGCCGCGCGCCGTATCGACACCCCCAAAGTAGTGGTGTTTAGGCTGCGGCGTCTCGTAGAGGGCCAGCGGGCCTTCCATGTCCTTGCGCAACTCCCCATGGCGATTGTCCGCAGACAGCACGCACTCTCCGCGCCATGGAATCTTGACAACGGAGTTCTCGGCGAATTGAATCTCCTCAATTGTGAACGCGGGGTTGCCGGTAGCAATAAAAGCTTCCTCTGGAGTGCTCGGATATTCCTGCCTCCAGCGTTCGATGATTTGCTCACAGTTCGTAGAGAGCGTTTCACGAAACCAAGCAATCTGACTTTTGGTGACCTTTACTTTCTTTCCCGTCTTCCAGTGCTTAATATCATTCATCAAAAACTTTTCATACTCGTCACGCGGAGCATCGAGTGCAAATTCCTCTGGCAACTGATATGCTGGATCTTCCCACCACGGAAGGAAGACGGCAAGGAACTCGTTATCGCCTGCAACAGCGGCCTCCCACGCTTGGTAGTACGCTTCACCGGGGCCTTCAAGACCGTTGGCAGTCGTTTCCACAATTACAATGTTGTTCTTGTCCTTGCTCACTGTGTTCATGAGCGACGTGAACGCCCCAGAATACGGGTAAAACGCGGCTTCCGTGAGGTGCAAGAAGCTGGAAGTCAAACCGCGCTGGCCATGGACCGTCGCCGCTGTATGGTGAGTAAACTGCGAATCCGGCCCATCGCTGTGCGGCCAAATAAGAGTCTTCTGAGTCGGCTTCGGAGCGCCGGGATATATGTCGCGACAGTCCTCACGGAAACCGCAAGCCATCGCAAAATTAGCCGCAGCAACCTCCGCGTTTTGCGCGATGCAACGTGCCAACGCGCCTGGATGAGCAATACAATGAGCTTGCCCAAGTCCTGTGGCGAGAGTGGAGAGCCCTACACGCCTCGCTTTCAAAAAGATCATGAATAATCGACGGCGTCGAGCAAGATGTTCTTCCGCGTACTGAAAAACCTCTTTCTGCTGCTGCCTAAGCACGAACGGCAAAAAAGTTCCTTCATCCCTATCTCTTATGTTTAGACGGGTGAAGAACCGCTCGACATGTGCCAACTGCAACGGCAAAATAAATTCCCCCGCTTAATCGTATCGTAGAGCATCACTGCACCCGCCGAATCATCGGCCCGCTCAGATCCGTTATGATCCGGCTGACCGTTTCCTCAGCTTTGCCCTCGTTCTTCTCTCGCTCATCCAGAATTCGCAAGGCATCAAGCAGGTCTTCCTTGGTTGCCTTTTCCAGGCCGCCGGGGACCAGGAGAATCGGATTCGCATATTGAGAGAAGCCGATGCCCTGCTGAGTCATGTCGAGGAAAGTCCCCATCGCCTCGGGAGACTTGACGATGATGATGTCATGCGGCCCGAGCGAGAGCTTCTCGACGGACCCGCGCAGGATTTGCTCGTATTTCTGGCTCATCGACTAGCCTTCTTTCTCGACTTCCTATTCGTGATAATCGTCAGACCTGTTTCCGGTTTGGCTTGCCACAAGGCAGGAAAAAGACTGACGCCTTTGACAGGAATCGTCAAATAAGCCTGATCATCCACGATGGATAGCGAAGCCTTGTGTGGATTCAAATCGAACAACCCGTGATTCAACTCCTTCCACTTATCGTGCGAGATCAGCACAGCCAAGGTTTTAAAGCCACGCTTGCTATCCTTCGTAATGAACTTCGGCCCGTCGATAGAGAGCAAATCGGCAGCAGAGAGCGAGCTGAGGTCCGTAAACGGAATGTGCAGCTCAGAAAGGGGCTTGCCCACACGCGCCATCATAGTACATCTCCGAAATCCTGCCCATCCACCCGCTT